CCATTCATTGATCAGACCGAAGTCAAAACTCCACTCCGCCATCTGAGTCACGTGCATTCCAATAGCGCCGAGCAACCGTCCATCGAGATCAGCAACGTAGACAACTCCGGTCTTGGTCATGCCTCTGACATGATCGGAAACCATCTGCTTGCCAAGCTCGCCCTCGGGCACGCTCGGATAATAGATATGCTGTCCCTTCTCCTCTCGAGCCTGGATCAGCATCTTAGTGAGATTGACGACGTCATACGCGACCGCTCTCCGAATAAGCAGCTTTCGTGCCTGCTCAGTTTGTTCGCTCTTTTCCATGGTGATACTCCGTACAACCCTTTAGTTAGCAACCACATCTTCCAGTCTCAGGAAGCCGTAAATGATGACATTCATCGCATCGATGCCGGTGATGTCATCCCGTATTCTAAGGACCAATCTTTGCAGCGATCCGTTTCGAAACTCCAAGCCCCACCTGAATCCGAAAGTGTCCTTGAGATCCAGGATTGGGATAATACCCTCTGAAATAAAATCTACGTTATTGGCGATGAACGCAGTCGTCCCATCGCCAAAAGACGGCAGGCCTGAACACAGCCGCACAATGTCGAAATTCGTTTGCAATGAGTCGGCAATGTCGACCTCTCCTAGCTCATCCGTATAAAACAATCGTAGCCCATTGGTCAGCGCTGAGATATTTCCGAACGTATTCAGCGACATATTCTGATCGACCACGATGAACGATACCCTGGTGATGTAAAGATCTATGTCCTGTCGCGCTTCCACAAAAAAATCGACTGGCGTTACGCTGCCATCAACAAGCATATCCGATGAGCCGCTCGGCGTTCCATCGTCTGTCAGGAACTCCCGAAACGGACGCACGTTCTGCATCACGCCGAACGGCGGGAACGGCCGTTCGACTACGCTCATCGCACCTGATTTTTCAACATCGACCTCGGTGCGCTCAGGGCCGGAGCCAATTATCTTGGCTTTGATCAATTACAGATCCTCGTAGTAGCCTCTCATTCCAACATTTGATACGCCCGTTGCGCCGGTCTCTTTCTGGAAAGCGATAGCGGTATCAGGTGGCAAGATTACTGCGTCATCTAAGACGACAAGCACCCCACTATCATTGCCATGACCGGCTATCGCAGTTTCACCTGCCGAGACTATTCCGGTCACGTTTTCCTCCAAGGCTTCCGCTTCTGCCAGGATGCCTGAACCGAAATTCAGATTAACCGGCAGTACGGCTCCGCCATCAGATACCGGCACGGCACCAGTGACCTTGTGAATTTTCCAGGTTGATAGAAATTCGCCTCCGAGCCGAGCGAGTTCCACGACAAAGACGCGGCTTTGTGAGGTATTCCTGAAATACCCCACGAACTCTCCGGCCACCGCAGCGGCATCCTCAAATATCGCGTTGAAAACCCGCTGGTCATCTCGCGACACATAGAAACTTCGTTTGCGTGATTGCGAGTCAACGAGCGCCCTACCCTGATCGTCTATAACCAGTTTATTACCGTCTTTGGAACTTTCAATTTCTATGCCCATTATGGTAGCTCCTCAATGAATTGGTCGTTCAGCACTGCCAGATGCAGGTTCATGATCTGCATTTGCCTCGCAGTCAGTTCTTGCAATGTGCGAGATCTCTCAAGGGTCGTGTTCGTGCGCGTGAGTTCAGCCAGCACAGCTTCATTCTCGTCTTTCTCGATGCCTTGAGCATTAAAAACCTTCATGCTAACTCCGCCCCGGTGATCGTGAAATCGACCTGGTTGGGGGCAGTGGTCTCCGCCTGGATCGCATCACCGGCAGACAACACCCACACCTTGGCATCCGATAGAATCTCTGCAAACTCATCCTGCTTGAGTTCGGCTCGGCCAACCTTCCGGGTGGTCGATCCATTGCGAAGAATGTAGACGATGACATCCTGCTGCGAACCGCCGTCATTATAAACATCGAAGGACCTGATGATCGTCGACACCGTTGCGGTAAACAGCGTACCAATCGCGGTCGGAAGCTGCCCATCTGCAAGTGATGCTCCAACATATGGCATTACATCGCCCACTCGAGGAAGGTATCGGACTCGTCTTGAGCCTCGAGTATTGCGATCCTGGTTTCGTGATCAACTAGGGTTATGCCGATCGCGGCAAGCGCAGCCGTCAGCCCGGTAATCGCGCTGATCGGATGTGCGTCTGGTGCGCTACGGCCAGGCAGATCGTTGTGTTCAACAGCAAGAAGCGCTGTGAGTACGGCCTGCGTCGAGCCAAACTGACGTGTGAGATCGTCGACCAGGGCACGCATCTTGTAGACATCGTAGTCCGGCTCGAATTGCACAGTGTTGAAGGGAGCAGTCATCAGTTGCCGCGCCTCCCCTTCCGCTTGAATTGTGCTCGCCAGGTACCCATGCGCCAGTCGTCACCAAGCGCATCCGATTCAATCCGGAACGATACCTGCCGGCCCTTGATTCGTGGATTCACAAAGGCCGTGGTCGGCGCGATCGTGAACGGTCCCTTGTTGACCACCTCCACACCACCGCTCGACGGGTAGGCCTTCGCCGTCAGCGATAGATCAACCGAACCAACGAGCCTCTTGAAATCGGGAATCATCTTCCGTATGAGCGCGTGGTAGGTGCCCTCGTCGACATCCATGTCGTAGGTGTCGATGAACGACAACATCGGCGTGACGTTGTCCTCCGGGTCAGTCTCATCGACGCCGGTCTCGTGAATAAAAATCTTACCGTCGAAGGTGCCGTACGGCTTCTGATTAAACAATGCCGAGCTATCGTGGAAAGCGCTGCGCTCAATCGTGCCGAAATCCCAGATCTTGTCGTAGTAGTTGTATTTGACGTATCGGTCATTGGACTCCGCGCCTTCCGATGAGTAGACCCACCAGATCTCCGTGAACAGCTTGTTGATAGATGCGTAGGACTTCCGACCCTGGTCCAGGTTGATGTCATCGAAAACCGTGTTGCGGACCTCGCACTCCATGACCCGGAGCACGCCGTCGTACATCAGGAAATCGTCCTCGCCCATGAAGTACATGATGCCGTTCACATCGATCGCAGCGTTTGGCCCGATGACCGTGACTGACTGTCCCAGGTGCCGCAGGGCGAAAACAAACTCGCCCGAGATGAACTGCATTGCATGCAGTGACTGGTCGGTGTTGACCAGGATATCGCCACGTGATTCGATCGCGGTGATAATCTCAGATCCAACATCAAGCCGGAGATCGCCGGCAGTGTTCGTGGACAGCGGGGTCCAGTCGGTGAAGTCTTCCGAGCTTGCCCACCTGATCAGCAAAGGATCCGGATCTCCTGGCGCCGCGGCTGAGCCAGTGCCGGCACCAAAGGCAATCACATGCCTGGCTTGCGGCGAGATCAGCATACGCTCGATGGTGTTCGGCGCCTCAGGAACCAGCACCGCCCTGACGTTCGGTCCACTGCTGCGATCCCAGTGGAATAGCTGTCGGCCATTCGGCGATGCCAGCAGGTCCTCACCGAAATTATCCAGCGACCAGGTTCTCAGGTTGCCCAAGATTCCGGCGCCGGCTACAAAACTGCCAATGCCATAGGCGCCCAGGCCATAGGCGCCGGTACCGTAGCCCAAGAGAATCTGGGTGTCTTGCAAGCCGACTCCGATCTCATACTGAAAGTCGACAGTCCCTCCGCCGGTCTCGGTTGACGTCGGCGGTACATCGGAGCGAATGATGTACATGTCGGCATCGACGATGAACTCGACTCGAAACTCGTCATTAAGATCCAGGCCACCAACGATGTCGGCGTTCTCGAAGTGGACAAAATTGCCAACCGCATTGCCATGGGCCGCATCGGTGACCTGCACGAAGGTCGGATCATCGCCGCCATCCGGATCGAACGCCCCGGTGATGTCAGTATCGAATGGATCGATCAGGGTGCCTTCCTCACGGAACGGCGTGATGTCGAACAGCTGACTGTTGTTGACTATGAAAAGCTTGAGATTGGTACCGATCGCCAGCCACTTCTGGCTGTCCAGGCTGGACCAATCCCACAGCGCCCTGGCCACTCCGATGTAGCAGATCTGCACTACATTCTGGGCTGGCAGGATCACCAAGGCATCAGGGAATGCTGCCGGCGCTCCGGTGGCAAAGTCCGTGACCGGCAGGATATCAAGCGAGGTGACGTTGCCCTGATTGTTGTCACAGCTAGTCAGCTGGAATGGCCGGATATCGATATCGAGTCCATCGGCATCTTCAGGCAGCGACTCGGTGAGCATGACCTCGGTGTCAGCTACTATGTCGAGATTCAAAAACCGCACGACGTAGCTCTGGGTGTCGCTCCTGATGAAAGACTCGTCGGCATAAAAGAATACGTTCGGCGTGCCGGCCTGGATGTCATCGATCAGGGGATCGGTCAGCGTGAACACAGTCGCGCCAGTTGAATGGTTGGCGCCAAGCGAATTGATCTGCTCACCGGAATTTGTCAGCAATCGAACGATCGTTCCTTCGCGCAAGTACTTTGTCACCGCGATCGAGACCATGATGGTCTCAGAGTCTTTGACTCCGCCACTGTTGACGTTGGCGCCGCCGCCAAACTCTTCCGGGTAACTGATGATGAACGCATCGCCGGCTGTGGCCGTGACCGCAGAGTTCAGGTCGAACGTGAACTCATCCTGGAGCGCAGTCGCATCGTCGATGGTACGGCCGCCGAGACCACCAACCAGGGAATCATCGAACAGCCAGACCGGATCCAGGTCGAGGCAGGTCACCGCCATATCGAGAACGATCGTCGATGCCCCAGCGGAGTAGCCAGCGTTCGCGGTGCGCTGCTGGCTTAGCTCCTCACTGATGCCGTCGACCTCGGTGCCCAGCGAATTGAGTACCCAGCCGCCGAGCTTCTCAGGCAGGCGCTTCCTGAAGCGAATCTTGTTGCCGTCCTTGTACCGACCTTTCGCGCCACGGTCTGTCTCCTCGGTCATGATGCCGGGGAGGAGATCGAGCGGGATGTCAGGCAGTCTGCTCATGCTGGCTTATGGCCGCTTTGCTCGACTTCTAACGTCCGCATTCACCGGGCCGAAAACCAAATTCGGAAGGCCTTCTATGGCGCGTAGCGTGTTCAACTCATCGACCATGACCTTGATGAGCGCAGTCACCCCGGCATTGTTATCGACGTCTCTTTTTTTGAATTCTTCATCCGCGGTGTCTGCCAGGAAAGTATCGTAATCTGAATGTACCGTTGCCAGGTCTGCCGCGTAGTCAATGAGCTTTTGATCCAGCGCGGCCTGAGTGATAGCGCTGTCAAGGACACCAAATTCGTTGTTGGCTTCTATTTGATTGTGGCCATTGATGTTGCCAATAAACCAGTTAAAGGCATTTCTACGCGACCCTGGCGGAAGTATTACCGTTCTCATCCTAGTACCCTCATTTCAGCCCAAATCCCGTTTTGGGGTATGTCTCGAAAACCGGCCTGCGATAGTATGGCAACTTCTATGAAGTCATCCCCATCGACAAAGATTGTCCCGGAAGCCCACTGCTGCGTGGCAGCCTGACCGGAGCCGCCGACATTGGGACCGCCCGTATCTTGGGTCGCCATGCCAAGGCCGTCCGTATTCCACGGTATCCATCCCGGATCACCGTTGTTGTGCGTGACGACGAATATAGAATCGACCGCACCATTGAGTACACCATTTTTGCGCAGGCGAACGTGAAGCCCGCCGGTCTGCGGGGTGCTGGTTTCGTCATCGAACCTCATACCGATTAAGAACTCGACAGCAGTGACTCCAGTAGCGGGAATAACGAAGCGAGAGTTGTTGGTAGAAACGTCATGGTAGTTATCGGTGTCGAAGACTTCTCCACCAAAATCAACGATGAACTCGCCCACTGCGCTGCCACCACCGGAGCCATCGCCGGGGCCGTTAGTGATGCGCCCTATATCTGGCTGGTCATTTCTCGCTACGCGGAAAGCAGCAGTCTTAAAAGCCTTACATCCATTCAAGATACCAACCGGCGAAGGCAGTCCTGCCAGGGTCTCTGGAGTAACGAACGCAGCATCCTCGGTGCCAGTATCAACCTCTGCCTGAGTTGCCCGCCTGGCAAGACCAGTGAGCAAGACTGTTGATTGCCGGCCCTCGAGTGTCTCCGGGGTGACCGCTAAATTGGTTTCTGTACCGGCATCAACCTCACTCTGATCAGCGAGTTCGATGTGGCCGGACAGGGAGTCCGATGTTGCGCGGCCTTCGTACTTCAGCGGCGTGACGATCTTGTCGTCAAGCACACCAGCGTCCATCTCTGGCTGCGTTGCGACTTCAAGAATACCGGCCTCATCCTCAGTGGCTGCGGGAATGAAGCCAATTTCGAAAACATCATCGGCAACCGGGTCCACCATCACCGCTACCCTGGTCCCAGCCCTGACATCCACGCCGGCATTGGCGACGGTTTTGATCGTCATCACGTCGGCGGTCTCGTTCGATATGATGTAGAGCTTCGCGGTGCTCGGTACGATGATGTTTTTCGCTTCGCCAGGGACGCCGGTAAGAGCAATGACCGAGTTCCTCGCCTGATCATCAGCACCATTCGCCGCGGTAAGAATTTTGTCCGTGCCGGCCGGCGTGACATCGAGGTCCAGGCGAGCAGCGATCGCGTCCTCGAGCAGGTCGATGGCGCTCGCGTTGTTGATGTCGCCCCAGACATTCTGGTTGCCGCCAGTCTCCTGAAGGACGAGCCGTAGTAATGAAGTAAATGTGTCAGCCATTAGCCTGATGTCCTTATGATTGCGAGCGTCGGATCAGTCGGGTCCGGAAAGCGCACAGTAAATGTCCCGTTGTTGATGGAGCGAGGCGATCGGAAGTTGATGACCCACATGACCTTGTTCTGCTGTGGTCCTGCTGTAGTGTTATAGATGACGGCGCCCAGCGCGGCCCCAGGATTTGATGGGCCTACTCCCCAGGTCGCTCCTGGCCCGAAGACCAAGTCAGCGAAATCGATCGCTGGCCGCTCCGGTTCACCCGGAGTGTAGATAATTGTCTGCGTCAGTTGCTCGCCGCCGGCAGTGTAGCCGTTGCCGACAAGCTCGTCAGTGATCGATGCCTGGTCATCGACGGTTACCGGATCGATATCCGCCAGCGTCGTATACATGGCGAAGAACAGCACATCGTTCCGCACATCATGGTTGCCATCGATGCATTGATCGTTGAGGAACTGGAACGCTGTGCCGGTTGAAATACTCATCCCGTTACACTCGTCGTCGTGGCTGCAGACTGAACCGGATCATAGTCGCCACGCCACTGCCGTCTGAGTTCGATTTTTCTCGCCGGCATCAATTCACCGTAGCTCTGCCGCCATGTCTCGAGGTCTGCAGCATCGGAGATCAGGAACTCGTCAGAGGCAAGCAGGCAAGCGTACAAGAGCAGGTCGCCGGCATTGTCACCAAGCCATGTGTTCTGGTTACCCGGCGCCAAGGCGTCAGCTGATTGAATCTGGCGCAGTTCGAATCCAAACGCGAGATTCGGTGGCGGCACCATGAAGAACTCGGTCTCGGTTAACTCAGCGTAGAATTGCGGTTCGGCCGTCGCTGTCTCGTCAGGCTCGAAGTCCAGGCACCACTCGTAAGTCCTGCGCTCAAGGTAGCGTCTCAGGCCAGCAGAGGCACCGGTTGGAAATGCCTGAGTCGGAGCCGTGAAATTGGCTGTCGTGTATCGAGCCGTGCCGACCGTAACGCGGACTTCATCGATAGACGCATTTGCATCTGCGATGTTTGGACTCGCGCCACTTTCATTTCTTGAGCCGATGTTGATCGGCACGGCGCCAGTGCCTCCGATCGTTATTCCCGTTACATCAAAAGTGGCACCAGATTTCACGCCGTCTACATGCGCGAACAGATCGTTGCCTAGCCGCGTGATGGCAATGTGCTGAAAAGTGCTGTTCGGACCCAACGAGCCAAAGGTCCTGAAGACATTCAACCCACCGCCTGCAGTTGAATAATTAAACGTCAAAGAGCCGTTCGCACTTTCCACATTCCAGTTAGTGGTGCCGGTACCCCCATCGCCGTGATTGATGTACCCATGGCCGCCAACCTGGTCGAATGTGTTGATAAACATCTCAATCGTCCAATCGCCGGCAAGCACCGGAAAGGCTACGTTGTGAGGAATTTCGAGAAAGTCTGTTGGATCGCCGGTATCGGCATCGAGCGCCGCTGTGCCGAATTTTTTGATTGTGGTATCTAAGACTATGGCTCCCTGGAAATTCACATCGTTATTGAGCAGCGAGTCATCGACCGCAACCGTGGCACCATCCACACCGTCCAGGCTCAGCAACAGCACTACGTCGGCGAAGTCAGCATCAACACTGGCGATGGGATCTCGAAGATGCAGCGACCTGGTTCCCTGCCAGTCCGATGGCTTGATCGCCTGCACGTATTGATCCGGCGTCAAATCGCCCGTGATCACCCGGTCGAAGATTTCGAAGTTCAGATCGGTTGTCAGCCGGCTCTCACCGAGTGAGACGATCGTGCTCTGATTGTCGATGAACTCCTGACTGGTCTCCTCGAGCCAGGCACTGAGGGCTGCGATCAGGTCGTCGTAACTAAATGATGTCGATGAAGGCATATTAAATTCTCATGGGGTGATTAAGTTTCCCAACACCTGATCCGCTGATTATTCTGATCGCCCAGCAGGATGATGTCGCCGGTATCCGGTCGGAAATTCAATCCCCTCGGGACACCTAAATTTGAGGGGATAAACACATCGACGCCAGTCACGAAGTTGAACGGTGCCGAGATATCATCCGGCGCTGTGAGATCCATCGAACCGAGGTCGTTGCCGCTAGTGGAAAAGTAAAGCTTGGTATGGTCGGCCGAGAAGTCCCACGTATTGGTGCTGCCTGCTCCAGCCGCCCCGAAATCAAAGAGTTGATCAAACCCGGTGATGGTCGAGATGTCATGCGCAGTCGTCAGGTTGTAGCGCCGAATGACAGTACCGGAAGTATCAATAAAGAGATTGAACCCATCGAGGCTGTACCGGGCCATGTATTGGCCAGAGCCGACGAGCGCTGTAAACGATGCGAATATTGGGCCAAGCCCGCCAGAAATATCGTAGGGAGCCGTTGAATGATCGTAGGTGTCTACCCTCCGAAAACTGGAGAACCAGCGGGAGAGAAATGTCAGCTTGGTGCCGTTGTCGTGCCATGTCATCGAGCGGTTAAGCGCTTGGCTGCGGAGTATATTGCCGTTGTTGACCCAGCCAGTAAGCTGCCACGGCGCCGGCAGATCGTACTGGTGCGTGTCGTTGCCACTGACCGATATGGTCCAGTGAGTCCATGCCCGTAATCCATCAGGCCTGAAACGAACGTCACGCCGGCTGCCGCCTGGGCTGCTGAAAAACTCCGGGGTAACGTCATCTGACTTGAGGGCGTACTGGTCGGCATCTTCAGCGTCGAAGACACCATCCACCGTATCAATCCCGGCAAGACACCGTACCGCGAACCCGGTGAACAGCCCGTCGCCTGGTCGAAAAAGGAGCGTTCCACCTGACAGGTCCCGCTCCGGCGCCGGCCGCCACAGCGCTACCGGGTCCTCGATCTCAGGCAGTGATTCCTGCGGATGTTTGCCCTCGTACCACGCCGGATCCACGACAAGGCTCGGGTAGTAACCGTCTGATACCATGTCTTGCAGCAGCATTTTTCTGCCTGATCTGGCACATTCGCCTACCGCAAATTTTCCCTTGGCGTATCGCTTCGGCACGTATTCACCTCAGCATTCGACGTCTGGATCCACCGCTACCTAAAGCTCGAGCCATGCCGCCTCTACGGGCCGGCGGTCCCTGTTGGCCACCAATCCGTGACGCAACAGACTGTCCTCGTGGCTTAGCAAGCGCTGCAGGTCCGGCCGCTCTCGACCTCTGCATTGCGGCTTGCTGCTGTGCTCCCGACATGGCGCCAGGTAAACCAGTAGGTCTGGCCGCTGCTTGCCTCATGACCTGCGACCTGGCGCCGGCCGTTGCCTCCTGCAGAGCCGGCGTGCCGCCACCGCCCCGACTTGCGAAGCCGAATGTGCCGGCACCTGGTCGTGGCTTACCCGCACCGCCTGCCGGGCCACCCATCACCCCACCTCTCGGCATCCTGCCACCAGGAACAGCAATCTGCGCCATACCTCGTCGTGGCTTTGGACCAGCCCTTGGCGGCAGGCCAGGGCCACCAGTCACGGGATTGCGCCCACCAGCACCGCCTCGCTGCTGCTGAAATCGCTCCATCGCTTGAGAAACCATGCTTGCACGGCCTCCTCCAGCTGGCTTCACCGGACCTCGAGGACCTCGGGTAGGACCAGAAGGGCCACGCTGCAGCTTCGGACCAGGATTGTATTGACCTCTGGCTTTCTGCATCGCTCGGCCAATCATGCCCGACCTGCCGCCTCCATCTGGATTGTGAGTCCCACCTCCACGCCTCGCCATGGCAGAGTCGTGCATAAGATTCTTCATTGATCGTGACAGTGCCATTACGGTCTCCCGTGCAATCGTGAGTAGTTCGCGGATATCACCAGCGGTGCGGTGTCCCTGTCTTCATCGTGGGCCAACACCCACTCTTTGTCGGCAAGTCCCTGCAGTCCTGGGAATTTTGCCTCGTTGTATTTCAGCGCCACCCTGGCAGCCAGGTCAGAAACGAAGGCCTCCTGGAATCTGAATGGGATGTCGAGCGTGTTCTGTGCGTTGCCGACGTCCTGGATCTGCTTGTAGACGTTCATGATGATGATGTCGGTCGTGTTCTCGCCGGCCAGCCAGAAGAACACCTGGACCTGGTTAACGCCGATATCAGTATCGCGACGACGGTCAATGAAGTATCTGTCCGGTCGCCCGATCAGGTTCTTGTCGTGCAGGATCAGATAGTCCTCCCTCGAAATCGGGTAGATTTCGGTGTCGACGTCATTCCTGCGCACCACCGCAGACTGGACCTCGATCGTACCAACCGGCAGATCAAAGCTGACCTCACCGGGCGTGACCGTGTGCTCAATTTGTTCGAACGTCCACTGCCGGTGTCCGCGGTTGGACCAGGACGACAGCAGGAAACCACACGAGCGCCTGATCGAAATGATGTGCGTACCCGTGATCTCCTGCAGGTTCATGCCGGCGCGCTCGACCGCCTCGTCGCAGATCACCGCAAGGTTCGGGTCGAATAAAAATGAGCCTGTGGTTGCCATCTGCTATCCCCAGTCTACGAATACTGGTGCCTGATCTCTGCCAGGGCATAGTCACCAGTCAGATTCGCGCCAGCCGCTGAATCTCTCATAAATTGCCACTGGGTTAGCCGACCTGCTGTGAGACCAAAGAACGCCAAAGTGAACCCCAACTGATCGTATTGGAAAAACTCGTTAGCCGGAATATCGAAATCGCCAGAATTGATCTGTGAAAAGTTGGCAGCGACCGATCCGTTATCTGGAACTTGCCGAACTGCAAGCCGTGTTCCTATCTGACGAGCACCTGCTGGCGCGGTTTCAGCGCGACCTATGAAAGTTATCGTGAAGCTCGTCGCGCCGTCAGGAATGACATGCTGCCAGCCAACACCCTCTCTTGTCGTGGGGAGGTTAGATCCATCAAACAGCAGTACCCTTAACGCGGCGTTGTTTGTGTCCGCGACTGGGCCACCTGGCGGAGTGGTTTCTAACCAGCCAGCAGCGCCGGGAATCAAGTTATCAGGGTCATAATGGAAGTCTGTGAATGCCGTCGCTGCTGCTGGCGATGGATCGCCAACCGCCACGATTGCAACCTCGGTATTCTGGTTAGGCTTAGCGCCCTGCACTTCAATCTGGTCAATGCCAAAGGTGCGAAAGACCCCGCTGTCGGTGTTCGAAGTGATCTGGACAACGATGAAGTTGTCAGAGTTCGACCGGTCCTGGATGTAGAGAAACGAGCCGACACCCAACTGGTCGAGAAAGTTCGCCATGTCGGCGCCATCGTCATTGGTCTCATGCAGGAAAATTTGACCCGCCGCCTCCGGCGGGTCAGCACTGAACCTGAGTTGCCCAGTCGCTGGAGGCGAGTTGGTCTCCGTGCGAAACCTCCACGTGCCAAGGCCGGCGACTGGTGCGCCTGCAGTAGGTCCACCACCAATGTCGCCAGATGTGAGTCCTTCGAGGCCTCCGCCACCGAGACCCATGACTAGGACGTCCTTGGAGAGGCTTGTACGACCTCGAGATCTACAGGATCGCCAGCATCCCCGGTCAATTGCCCATTCGATTTCAGTCGAATCGCCCTCACCGGAAACGCCAGGTTGCCTGTCGCACTTGCGACCAAGGCCACCATGCTGTCGTGATCGAAAATGTTGATCTCAGGGAAGAACAGTTCGAACTCGCTCCTGACATGCTGACTGGTACCTGCCGTTGGAGCATTGCCGCGGCGATCAAGGAGGTTGGACAGCGTAAGCTCGACCGTCATGCTTGCGGTATGGTTCGGATTGATCGTCAGACCGAGAGCCACATCGAAATCAGCCACCATGTAATCAAGCGGCAGCCAGCCAGTCGACACGATATTGCCTGTGCCAACCTCAACAACCCCCACGAGATCGTCATCGACCTTGATCGAGGTCACTGTTGCGAAGCGATTCACTGTATCCACGGTGGTGTTGTCCACGCCCCGCAGTGCCTCGATAAGCAGATTGCCTTTCAAGTCGGTGCCCGTGATAACGAAGACCCGCGCTGTCTCGTCGGAGCTTAACGCGAACTGCACCTGACGCGGCTCATCCATGATCGCCACGCCATCCACGACAAAGCTGCCATCGATGACTAGCTCCTGAACACCTCCGGCTGAGACCGCCTGTCCTTGAGCAACGGCCTCAACTGCAGCAAGCGCGTAGGGTGAGATTTGTAATACTCTTGGCCTCATGATTCGGCCCTCCTATTCGCTGTGATTAGATGGCTGACGGTACGCGCTGTCTCGAGTCAGTGAAGTTCTCGCCGAGTCCCTCTTTGCTGAGATCCGCGAGATACGTTACCTCGGTCGTTTGAGTGAGGGAGACAGGCTGATACTCCGCTCGCTGATCATCGTTCGTCGCTGTCTGTACAGTTGAACTGCCGGGACTGTAACTGCCAGAAGGCTGGAGGCTACTACCCTCGACACCAAAGTGGGTTCGGGCGCGGTCGCCGTCTGGGAAGACCAACGCTTTCCTTCTCAGACCACGAGGTCCGCTTGACAGTTGACCGACAGACACGACACCGGCTGTATCGGCATCGACGATGACGCGATCAATCTTGGTGAAATGCTTAACACCCTCGCTCGTGGTCGTGTTCGGCCCAGCGATTTCTTCGGCCTGTGGTCTGCCGTTGGCATCACGACCGAGAATCGTGAAAGTTCTTGCCGATTCGTTGGCAGCCGCAGTGATCGACACACGACCGCAAAAACTCAAAATACCAACACCATCGACAACACCAGTACCGTTGATCAGCAGATCCTGGTCTGCTGTTCCAGCCGCTGGTGTCTGGGAGGCCGCAACTATTGCATTGCCGACGCTGCCAGGATCGAAAAATTCGGTGACCAGGATGGCAATGCGTATTCCTCGCAAGCTGTTCGCAAGCTCGTCGCCCATCCCGAAAATGACATCACCGAGATTAAAGGCAACGCCGTCGCCGGCCAGTATTTGTGACGCATGGGAAAGTGTATGTTTACTCATGACAGCCCTCCTTAGGGGCAGCGGCGCTTTTAAGCCGCGTCAGTTGTCGTAAAGGTCCCGGGGAGACCATTCCCCCCGGGAACTGTTTCCTACTCGTGGTTACTTGCTTAGGTGCCACCTCCTGGTGAACCGTAAGCTCCACGCCAGTCAGAAAAGCCGTAGCTGTAGCGCTCTCGTGCCTTGTAGCGCAGGTTGCCGGTCTCGAAGTCGCCCTCGATTCCTCGCTGCACGTTCTTGCGCACAAAATGCTTCAGCCCATCAGGGCAATCCGTTAAAAGAAACCAAGCATCTGGATCGGTAAATCGGTGATTTACACAGAATCCATCAGCAACAGTTCCCAACGTGTTGATTGCATTGATGTCGTTATCGCCCGTTCCCGTGCGATACGGCGACTGCAGGATGCGTGTTGCCACGAACTGCAGTTGCGTCGGCACTGCCATCTTCTTGATCTGACAGGCGATCGGGATTCCCCGGTCATCGTCAAACTCAGAGATGTCAATGGCTGCCTGCTCCAATGAAGCCTCGGACAGATCAGCTGCGACTGCCAGGGTGTTAGCCTGGACGCCACCGCCGAACTGCGGATGTGATGCACTGAACAGCGGCACGCCGTCGCCACCTGGGAAGGTAGCGTCGAAGCCGTTATTCAGGACGTCAGCGCCCTTAACTTCTTTGGTCTGTTGTAGTGAGCGAGCGAGCGCTCGAGCGTACTTGCTACCGATAGAGCCGTATAAGCCGTCCTCTTCAGCTTCCTCGGTTATTGAGAAAGCCAATGCGATCGTCTCATGCGTATATCGGGCAACGTAACTCTCTGCCCCCTCGTCGTACGCGACACCCTCCCCTTCAGGCTTGACCGGTGCTGCGTCGAAGCCAGCGAGCAGGACATCTTCCTCGAAGGCCTTGACCGACCGTTCGATTGCGAAAAGATATTTCCACTCTTCTGGGTAGCGTGCGTACTCCATGCCGAACACCGTGTTCAGCCCTTCCTGTAGCTGCTTTCTAAAGTCAGCGCGATTCATAGCCATATGATTTTTGCTCCCTTAGATCACAGTTACCGAGGACCTGTTCTCATGTTGATTTATGAGAACCAGGGCGTCAGCAAACTCGCCAAAGTCGTTGTTGACCGTTGGTCCGGCAAGCGCCAGGACCTTCAGTGTGCCCACTCCGCCAAGCGTCGATTGGTCAGCTTCGAAGGCACTACGACCTGTGAATGAATTCCCCGCACCGACCAAGTAGTCCATCATCTGGCCTACATCGACTGCTGCCAGTCCGGCGGCGCCTGATACCTGGATCACGAATCTCATATCGGGATCGTCGTATACCAGAGCCTCAACCGGGCTGCGGGGGTCCTCTTGTACTACTGTGCCTCCAATCCATCGAGGCCGGAACTGCTGTTCGCCATTGCTGTCGACGTAACGTACCCCTGCGAATACGCCTATGGCGACATCGCTTGCTCCGACTACATCAATAAAAGCTCGACCATTCAGCAAACTCGCCGAACCCAACGTCTTTACCGGGTCACCGGAAAAGATGTCGTTCGGATGCTGATCGTCGATGGCGTAAGCGGTCAACCTGCCAGGTGTACCGCCCGTTCCATGCCTTCTTGGAATGAGACCGTTTGGTCTGTCCACGTTCATTCGGATAAGCCCTCCGCTATCACGTGATGGTTAGTTAATTAAAAGTCGTCGTCGGCTGCCTCTACGTTCCTGGCTGTACCTTGGGCGACTCTCACCCTGGAATGCGACCGCGATCGGATGTCTCCGAAACCAATATGGTCATCGCTGTGCACTCCCTTGACTTGCCGTTCGACCGCGCCGGTTTGCCGAGCTTGCTTACGCTTGTAAAAGCGATGGCGTTGCTGAGCGACACGTTCGGGCATTTCCATCAGGATCAAGTCCTCTGCGCCGATGTAATCGCCGTCGCCCAGGCTGTCGTGTTGGATGATCGGCAGTGAAAGACCGCCAATGGCCGAAGCCTTGACTGGTCGCCATCCCTCACGCATTGCCTTCCTTAGGCGAGCGGTGTCTCGGACGTTTCCAAGACGTATCCGAATCCAACGCTGCACGTAGCCGCCCCTTGCCGGGGGAGCTTCGAGATCTGACGGCCTGCACCACTCGGTGACCTCGTTATCGAGATCGGCCGTGTAGTCAGCTGCCGCCGCTGAATCGGTGTTTTCATCATGCGGTGCCTCGTGGCCGGATCCGGCAGCGTGCACCATCTGATCGCCAGTGTTTCTCTGGCCAGTCTTCTCGGCTTTGCGGCGCTCGAGAGCGTCACGTCGGCCTTTCTGCATTTTCTCAACCGCTGCCTCTTGGGCAGGAGTTCTTGCTTTCTTCTCTGCTGATGCCTCGGCTGCCTGCGGATCGAACTCCTCCTCAGAGCTATCGACATCAACATCAAACACGCTATCGCCTTGACCAGGATTCATGACACCCTCCTTTCCGCATCTCGTTTCTGCGTAGCTGCTACCTCTTTGGCATAATTCGCGCAGTGTTCGGCGTTTTGCGGGTCTAGCCCGAATTGCACCATGTTCTGCTTATGCCGAGCGGTCAGCACAACTTTCGAACCACTACCTTGACCGTTGTCGCCGCGCTTGGTCCCACGCCGCGTCCCGCCGGCACCGCCGGGTGGAGCAACATGTGACTTGCGGCGGCCCTTGCCCGTGTCCTGACCAAGATCGAGATCGACATCGATATCGTCCGGGTCCATCTCGCGGAGGCCGTCGTACTTCTTGTCAAAGTTGTGGTTGAAGCGAGTCCAGTAGGCATCGCTGTCTGGATCGAAGCCCATTGCAACGAGCTTCTTGTCAAGTTTCCTGACGTACACGACAGCATCTTCATGATCGGGATCCGACCACCATTCCTGGTTGTCCCGAATGAATTGCACAGCGCGCTTGTTAGCGGGCTGATCTGCAGCGCCACCAGCGTCCAGGTCCTCGATGATAGTCACAGAGGCCTCGGCAGCAGCCTGCTTGGCCTGCTTGTCGCTGTTGAGCTTGATCAGTTGCGAGTTCAGCGCGGACTGGGCTTTGGTATCGCCTTCCTCCATCGCCGCTTCCATCTTCACGGTAAGCTCGGCTTCCTCGCCGGAGAACTCTTCCTCGATGGCATCGATTTCCTTGACTGCCTTGAGTTCCGCAACCTCCTGTCTCAGGGTGCTTAGCTCGCCGGCAACCTCGGTGCTTCGCTCATCGAGGTCCTGCTCTAACTGATCTGTTTTGCGCCTGGCGTCCAGCGCTGCGCGTCGTTGGTCTTTCGAGCCACCGTCTTTATCGTTCGCGGATGTATCCTCATCGGCGACTGACGTAGCGGCGCTCACAGCTTTACCGGGATCTTCCTCTTCGAGGTCGACCTCAACAAAAGCCTCGCTTGGGTCCTCTAGCTCTTCGACAATGTCGCCAAACCCAGCGGCAGATACCGGCGTGTCTTCACGGCGGATATCTTCGAACTGATAGTCGAAATCTTTCTTAGGCATGCTGCCCTCCAGCGGCCTGTGCATGAAACTTACAGAGTCACGTGCACGTTGTCACGATGATTAGATCGCTAACGTATCGAGTCTCTCCGGCTGATCTGTCTCGCCCCACATTTCGGTGTCGGTGATTTGTACGAACTGCATGCCGTCAATCGTTCGAAAACGAGTGCCGGCGTTCTTGTAGAACACTACCTTGTCGCCTAGCTTCGGATTGTCCTCGTCGCTGAGCTTAAGCCCTGAGCGAGTCTTCGCCTTGTAAGCGAGCTTGCCGACCGCAACCACCATCCCCACGTACGTTAGATACGATTCGATGTCTATGCTCTCGCGCATCAGTTGAAACCCCCACTCGGTGGTCTCGTCTGGTTCGCGAATCATGACAAGGCATCGCCAGTACAAAGGTCTGAACGGAACGTGCGGCGCCCGCGGTGTATGCCAGGGCCGCAAAAAATTCCGCAGCCGAACTTGCCATCGTCTTTGATCTGCGCACCATGCTTCGATTTCATCGTATTTGGCATTAGCTGCCTTAGCTTTCGTGTCTGATGCGACGACCAGGTCAACGACTCGTTCAGCGGTTTCGGTCATGCTCGTAGTTCCTCCAGTTCATCATCATCGGCATCGTCATCCGAGAGTTCCACGACAAAATCACGTAGATCCTTGAGCGCGCCGACTTCGCCAACCTTGCGGTTGTACTTTTCGTCGGGTAGCCCGGTGTCCATTGCGTCGTGGGCATCTGAGACTTTTTCATCGATGCGATTCAGAATTTGCCGTTTGTTCAATGCATATAGCCCTCGTGACTAGAGCGATGGCGGTTACCAATCGGATGCGCCACCGTCCCCGGTCTGTTGGTTTTTCCCCATGGCACCGATCGCCGTGTCATTAGATGACTTGGCGCCGTGTCCCATCGTATTGCGAGCCAAGCTCGGTTTGCCGTGATGAAGCTTCGACTTCTCCTCGCCTGACTCACCCCCTCCTTGGATCTCGGTGCTTTTCGAGGGTTTCTTATCAGCCTTGTGCGTGGCTTTGACGTGTGCCATGACTGATTAACCCTTGTGGCCGGGATTGTGGGAACCGTATTTCATTCCCTTCTTCTTCCCTTTGCCAACACCTGACTCGTTCTCCATGCCATCGCCAGTCCGGGTGTTCTTACCCATTGCACCGGCAGCAGCATCCTGCCCGCCAGCCTTCATCGACTCGCCGACTTTCGTGGCAGAACGACCGGCATCCATGTCCGGACTTGGTTTTGGATGTTGCAAATATGTCGTACCCATAACCAACTACCTCCTGTTGCGCGCTGATCTTTGCCGGCTCAGCGCTTACCGTGAAACTTCTCGTTGCAGCAACTCGTGGATCGCTTGCTGCTGTCCCTGGCCTCCGGCATACAGTCGCCTGATGTAGGCGAGCAGTTCCCGAAAGCCCATATTCAATTCCTTCGCAGCCGCGGCGAATGGCCGTGGTTGTAGCGGCGGTCGCACTCCCCTGCGCTGCAGGAATGCCCTGGCCGCTCTAATCTCAGCGGGCGTCGGCGCCGCCATCGGCCTTCTTCTTCGGTGGCGGCCTGTTGGTCTCGCGTTCCGGTGTCCGTGACCTGCTTGCCGGCGCGCTCACCAGGGCTGCTCGTTTAGCCGCACCGAGCTTCTTCTCGCGCTCGATGTCGGCTTCGTTTTCGGTATCTTTGCGTGTCTCCTCTGCAGTGAATGCCTCCTGCTTTTGCGTCATCTGCTGCGCATGCTCTTCGGCAGCCTGGCGTTGCTTCTCCTGGTGCTCGGCCTTCATGCGCTCGAGCTTGCCGATAGTCTCGGCATCCTTGGCATCCTCGATCGCTTTGACCTCGGCCTCTTCCGGTGAGAGCGGTGGGCCGCCCTCGGCAGCTTCCTTCTCCTGCTTCGCCTGGCGCTGCTTGGCAGCGATGGCCTGGCTAAGCATGGTCTCGATCTCGGGTGGCAAGTCCTCGGTCTCGGCCTCGTCGTACAGATCGAACGGCGGCAGTTCCATGCCCAGCATCTGCTCGACATCCTTGCGGTACTGGCTGACCAGGTGCTCCATCTTGTGTGACATGAACACCGGCTCGACCTGCTTCCACAGATCCGGATCGCCGATCGCCATCATCTCGGCGAACTCCTGGTGCACCGCGATGTGCGACTCGTCGTCCTGCGTTGTCCGCACCTGCACCGGCAGGCCGGTGGCCATCATCTGATTCTCGCTGACCGGATCCAGGTTCTTCGGCGTTGTTTCCTCCGGCAGTAGCTTGTCAACCTCCGGCACCTTGAGCGCTGCCAGCATGCGGCGGTGAGCTTCTTTGCGTCCCTTCTCGCCGTACATCTCCGGCGCCGACTCGACAAGCTCGAGCACGCCTTGCGACTGGGCGATGCGCTGCACGCTCGAGAAAATGTTTGGATCCGATACCGGGATGACGTCGACGCGACCGTCGAAGTCCTGCTTCAGTACTACCTTGCTCTCGCCGCCAAGCTCGTACGGGTACTCGTCCCGATCCATTAGCTCGTAGTTCAGCTGCGCCATCATCGTCAACTCTTCGCGCATCGCCTTGTGCAGGCGCTTGTGGATGGCTGACTGTGGCTTGCCGGCTTGCTCGATCAGCGCCAGCGTAGTGCCGACGGGTCCGCGGTTGTCGGCGCCGCCAGTGAGCACTTCTATCGTGCCCATGAATTCCTTGCCGCGCTGGATCAGGTTCTCGTAGGTAGTGGCCAGGGCTGGGCTTGGCTCGTTGACTGGCAGCGGCAGGAATGCTTGCTGCAGGTCCTCAGGAGACATATCGACGTCGCGGAACTCACCCAGCGTGAAGCGGTGCTCGCCGCTTATCTTGGCTTTCTTGCTCTTGAATCCACCTGGGAGATTAGACAGGGCCGCAGTATCGAGGATCGCTCGCAGAGATCCTGAAGCAGCTTTCGCCAGTGCACCGATGATATGAAGGTAGCCGAATCCGTAGAAGCCGAGGCCTGGCAGGAACTTGTAGTGCGAGAACCAGAGTCGCTTGCGGTATTTCTCGTCGCCTTTCTTCCAGTTGCGCCGGACTGATAGGACCTCACGGCTCTCCTCCTCGATGGTGACGATGTACGGGCATGCGATGTCGGTATCGTTCTCACCGATCTCCGGATCCTTGAACGGCATCTCGTAATCGATGTGGTACTCGTAGAGCTTGTAGACCTCGTCGTCCTCGTGAACGATCGGCACGCGATCGTCGGCGACGTCCTCCATATTCTCGTCGGTGAAGCTGACATTCTTGTCCGACATGATCTGCGGGCTGGGAATCAGGAATGCATCTGCCAGGAACTGCCCGTCGACCTGGGCGCGCTTGATGTTGTTGCCCTCCATCGTGTACTCGTGCGCGTACCTGGTGGCTGACTTCAGGTCCTTGCAGTAGTACGGCACGATGAAATCTTCGGCCGTCACGTAGCGGCTGGTGGTCATCTCGGTGACCGGATCGATGTAAACTTTCTTGAACGCCGAGCCTGACATCGGCAGGTAGAACAGCATCTGATCGACGTCCCAGAAGTAACCCTGGTCCTCGACCGTCAGCTGGTAATTCATGTAGTCCTCGAGGCGCTCGGCTTGCTCTTCCTTCTCCTGGGTGACCTCGCCCAGGATAGAGGACTTCACTGGGCCATCGGCAGGAAAAAGCTCCTCGATCGCTCGCGACTGGAACTGCACGACTGCCTCGCCAATTAGCGGGTCCGTAACGGAAGCAGCGCCGTCGAACGGAGTGTCAGATTCCGGAAGGTCTTTGAGACCGAGAAGCTCAAGGCCATCTTTGATGCGGCGGAAATGGTGCTCGCGGACCTGCTTGTCGAGTTCCACGTACTCGAGCAGCTGGTCGGCGATAGCGTGGCGATTAGTGGGCGTCAACTGGTCAGCGAGATTCGCATGCCAGTCCGGATCCATCTCGGGTGCTTCGAATGGTTCGGTGTCGGTTGCAGGATTCAGGTCGACAATGGTGTCTTCACCCTGCTGGGTGACTAGCGCGCCATTGCCCGCCCGTTGAACTTTAGGGGTTGTCGCTGGTAGCTCTTCGACAAAAGAGCCAACCTGTTCTTCACGCGCCATCGCGGTCGCCCTCCGCACCGGTTTCGCGAAGTGTACACGCACGCAATGTACTGCAGCAAATCTATCGTCTACGGTGATCGTTCAACGTGATGCCGTCGAGATGTTCGATCTCATGTTCAAGGCACGCGCCTTTCCAATCGCGTCCTCTCGCTGTGAACGGTTTCCAGTTGCGGTCAAAGCCTTCGACCTGGATCCGCTTGTGCCGGCGCACGCGCACTCGATCGCCATCGCGCACCATACCCATGTCCTGGGCGTACTTCGGCAAGGTCTCGGGGAATGACAGACAGCCCTCCCAGACCCAACGCCTTTGCTGGGAGCGCTTCACGATGCGCGGATTGATGACGATCAAATCTTCGACGACGATGATGCGGACCATCGCGCCGATCTGCGGAGCCGCGATGCCCAGGCCGTGATGCTCTTCCTTCACCTCGATCAGGGCATCGATGATCTCGCTGCAGTCCGTGTCCTCCCGCACTTCCGCGCAGATCTCACGCAGTCGCGGGTCAGGCCACAGGACCAGCCGACTCAACTCTCTTCGGCCTCAGCCTCGGCTTCCTCTTCGGGTTCCTCTTCAGGCGTATTGGCGGCTTCGATCGCCTCCTGATGCTCCGGGCTGCAGGCGTCGACGACGTCCATTCCTTGCGCGAAAGTCGACCAGCCGTCTGGCGGTGCCCAGCCAGAGCTAGATGGTCGGCCAGGTTCTTTCTTGTTGCAGCTTGCAGCGTCACAGTAGTAGATCGTGCTCATCGATTTCTCCTTGTGAAAGTGGGACCGGCAGCCATCCCAAATGTGTCCAAAGACGCAAAGCCCGCCGGTCTAATTGCGGTGTTCAGTCAGCCGGTCCCGGCTCGAATCTTACACAATCGCCAGAGCAGTTTCTCGCGGATCTCCTGCTTCGCGACCTCGACGCGCATGTAGTACTGCGGCATGCCATCGGCCGCGTCGATCGGATTGCCCGGGCTGTACTCAATCTGTCCCTGGTAGTGGCCGCGGTCGCAGTAGTTATTCCGGCGCTGGATCCAGGCCAGCAGCGTGCCATCAGCTGCGCGCAGGTCGAGCAGACCAGTGTATTCCTTGGACTCGATCCACTCGGCGTCCTCGATGATCTCTTGCTTAACTGGATCGCCCACTATGGTGCACCTCCGGCCATGGGATCTTGATCCAGACCTGCTGGTGATCGATGTACTCGTCGTTGTCGTCGTAATACTCGATGCTCAGCATCAGTTCCAGGAACTCAGGGTAAGCAACCTGCAGCATCGAATCCTCTGGAATCTCGCCCAACCGCTTGGCACTAAAAGTATCGATGCCAAGCTCGACCTTCTCCATCATCTCGACAATAAAATCTGGGATCTCGTCGGCTTTCATTAGTCCTCCTTCTCCTGTCGTTTGCTTTCCGTGGCTATCGCACCGAAAAACGCGATCACGCCCCAGATGATCAGGAACACAGCAACACCAGCCTTCCAGCTTGTGATCAATGCAATGCCGCCGGAGAAAGCGATCAGGCCAATGTACATGGCGAGGTTTCTTTCCAGCCAGCCTTTCAGTGAGCGCGGGGCCGTCGAGTTCACTCGTCATCCTCCTGGTCGGGGTGAAAGTTGCCGAAGTACCGCTTATTGAGCCAGCTGTTGAACCAGCGCTGGCACCACAGCACCTGCTCACGAGTCATGTCAGACCAGAGCGCCGACAGATCTACGCCATCAGGATGTTTATCGTCCTCGTCGAGGCCATCAGTCAAGATTAAGATCACCGTCTTGATCTTACCGGCTTCCGCCCGCTGCAACGCATGCCGCAGCGTCCTCACAGCGTCGTACTTACCGACGGGAAGCTCGGTGACCACAGAGATCTCTCGGAAATTCGGGTGTTGCTTCTGCCACCACTGGCCGTAACACGTCGGGCATGGTTGCTCGGCCAGCATGCAATCAGCGCACTTATGGCCTTCAGGCGCGCTCGCGTGCATGGCTCTTTCCATCATTGGTTCTCCAAAATCGTTTTGAGGAACGCGCCGAAACTATCGAGATCCTTCTCACGAATATAAACTCTGCCCCTATGACCACCCATTCTGTAGCCAGGCAAAAAGCCATATGTGTATAGCCCTACGATCATTTGTGTCGACATCTTCAGGTCGTTCTTATGAAATCGCTTTACCGCTGTTTCGGTGTCGATATGTCCAGGCCTTGGGTGACCTTCATCCTTGCCTCGTCGTTTATTTCTGGCTTTCTCAGACCTCACATTGCAAGCAATAGCTTTGTCAATCGACAGATGCTTGTGCTGCCGGTCGCAAAGCCAGCGATGCTCAACCCACGAAGTTTCCTCAATCTGATTGCTCAATGTGTTTTCCTCTTGAGTGCCTGGTCGACGGCTTTCGCCGCGCCCTTCACAAATCCGACCAGCCACCGGGTGTACGCCGGGTGCCTGGTGTCGATGTAGGTTGTCTTGCCGATCCTCGAGACATACGGCGCCGTCGGGTCCGGCTCGATGTCGATCAGGAATGACTTCTGCCAGTACTGCAGCGGGACCTTGCCGCCATGCCTCTGCGAAATCCGATCCGAGCCTTCAGTGCTTTTTGCCACTGACCAGCATCCCTGTGAATTCGACCGTCAGGCCGTACTGCTCGACTAGCTCGAAACGAGTGTGAACCAAGCGATCGACCTCTTCCCGGCTGCCATCATCTACTGCTCGCTCGATGGCATCGAGCAATGTAGCAAAGGCCAGAAACGCGCCCTCGAAATCTGCCTCTTCAGCCACCGACCGCTTCCACGTGCCTGCATGACATGTTGGCAGGATCAGCACGTAGCCAGACTCCTGAACTCGTCGGGATATCACAAAAGCAGCACGGCTCAGTCTCGGGATCTTTTATTCTGATCGGCTCTCGATGTGGATGTCGCTCACTCCAGCAACCATCGCAGATCAAATGACTCCACCTACTCATAGCGCTTCGCCAATAAACGCTCAAGCTCTGGATCGTTGTCAAGCTTAATGCCGTGCCTGGCCAGCACCTTGTCAAGCTTAAGGCTGTAGGCAAGGCACCAGCCCCCGGTGAAAGCGCGCCAGTCATCAGACATCTCATGCCAGCGACCGCGCAGCGATTCCATCGCCACGCACGCATCGCTCCTCGCGAACATGATCTCAGCGTCACTGATCATCTTGGTGGTCCGGCTCATACCGGCTTTCGCGTCAGCTTAATCCAGCGCAGGTGCCAGCGATTCTTGAAGAGCCAGAAGCTGGCCTTACGCCTGCCCCACCAGTTCGGCTTCAGCGCCAGCATGCCGGCGCCGCCCATCGAGATATTGATCTCGGCCGCTACCTCGGCAGGCAATTCGTGAAGCTCACGATTGCATGGCAGGCCTTCTTGAAAATCTCTCTCGTGTTCAAGCTCGATGATTTCGAGCGAGTCATTGTCGCCCGGCGTGAAGAGATAAACGAATCGTCTCCGCGGGCCGTCCCAGTTCTTGACCAGGCCAATTTTCATTGCATCAGACCTCTCAGGCGTGATTCAAAAAGCAGCGCCGGTCATTCGAAAAACCCGGCGCCACTTCGTCCACGGTGGCCCTGGCGTCTAAGATCACTGGGCGCGATCTTCGATGGAGGCCACCCACTTCGCTTGGGCAGGCCAAGTATAGCACCGCTCACAATAGTTCGCGGTACCGCTCGAAAAGATCCACAGATTCCTTTGTCATGGTCACTGGTATGGCTTCCATTCCCAGATTCAACAGTACGCGAGTCCTGTGGCGACCATCCCTAACGCCGATATGCCCACCTGCATGGATGCCTACATTGGCGGTTTCGATGGCTCCATTCTCAGCAAGGAACTTTTCAAACCGTTCGAATCGATGGTCCGATACCTCTACGTTCCTGGCTCTTCTGCCCGTCGACAAGTCTTCTGGGATATACCCTGCATCAATAGACCATCCAGCCTCAAAGTCCTCAGCCTTGATCAGAACCATTTCTAGTCCGAACCGCCGACGCAATCGCGAATTGACCCCGCAGGGACCTCGCCGATATTTAACGAACTTCCGCTCTCCGATTGTCGGTACATCGAGCACCAGGAAATCGTAGCTCGCTCGATTAGCCATATGGCGACTTGGGCTTCGGCCTGGTCCAGAGCGCAAGTTCGTTGGCCTTCTCGTCGTCCGGTAGCTCCATGTCGCCCATCCGCCGCATGAACGCCCAGGCGATCACGCAGGTGGCGACCAGGTCGTCATGCTCGACCAGCGGGAACTTGGCGCACTGGCTGATGACGTCGAACGCCCAGTCCCTCGAGACGTACCAGATCCTGCCGGCACGCAGGATCCCCGAGACCATGTGCGCTCGATACGCCAGGTCCTCAGGTCCCGCCTTCACTTTCCACACCGGGATGCCGCCGGCCTCGAACTCCTGGATCAGGCTGATGCCGGAGGCCTTGTCTTCGATCAGCGTGTGGTCCGGATCCCAGCCCTTCTCGTGCCGGATCGCTGCCTCGCGAAGCTCGCCGAACTCCATCCGCTCATTCATGCGCTCGAGCAGCATCGCGTTGAGGCAGTTGTCTTCCTTGCGGCCGGTGATCGAATGCCAGAACAGTCCCCAGCTGGTGCGCGCTGAGTAATCGTTCTCCTGGCCTTTCTTGAACGCAGTGTCGTAGACCGAAATGATCTGCTCCCACTCAGGGTATGGCATCTGCTCGCCCTGCTTCGGGTGGTTCGGCGGGTACGCCCAGTTCTGCCACCACTTGCGCTTCAGGATCAGACCGCCGCCGGCCTCCGGGTCCTGGTTGTACTGGGCCTCGTAGTCGACCGTGCCCATGCCGGCCTTCTCGGTCTTGGTCTCCTCGTCACCAAAGCGCTGCGGATTGAGCAGGTCTCGAGGTTTCGTGCGCTGGTCCTCGTACAGCGGCTCGACCTTCTTCTCGAGCATTTCCTTGTAGTCAAGATCGCGGCCCTTCGGATTGATGAACGTCCGGCAGTGGCGCTTCGTGTCGTACTCATTCGGCAGCATCAGCACTACCCAGCGGCCGGCTTCGCCGTCGAGGATATGCCCGACCAGGTCCATGTCGTGAGACCGCTGACAGATGATGACCTTCTGGCCTGTGGTTGGGTCATTAAGACGTGACCGCCAGCTGTTGTCGTACCAGCTGAGGGTGGAGTGGCGCTTCGGATCCGAGTGCACGTCTGCCATGTTGTGCGGGTCATCGATGCACAGCACGTCGCCGCCTTCGCCCGTGGTCTTGCCGAGGCAGGACGTCGAGATCCGATAGCCGTGCTTGTCGTTGACGTAGCGGGCCTTCTGATTCTGCCCGGGATCCAGGTAGAACTTGCCGCCGTAGCGTTCCTGGTACCAGCCCGACTGGATGATGTCCCTGGCCTTGACCGCATCACGCAGCGCCAGGTCATGCGAGTAGCTGGCGTACATGAACTGGATCTCGGGTTCCTCGGCCCACCACCAGGTAGGCCAGATGACCGAGACCGTCAGCGACTTCGTTTGCCGCGGCGGTACGTTGATGATCAGGTTGCGGATGTCTCCCAGCGTGACGTACGCCAGGTGGTCGCAGATGGCATCAATGTGCCAGTTGTTTTTGAACTCCCTGGATTCGACCAGCGGCCAGACCGCCGGCACATAGCGCCTGAGATCTCGACGCAGCCATTCGGCCTCCATCTCTGTGAAGGTCGCCTGCTGATGCGACAAGCTCATTGCCATCATTAAATACGATCAGGACTGCCCTCGACCCCGACCGATCTCCGTGCGCCCTCGCCCGAATCTGGAAACATCTGGTTCAACGTGTCCGCGATGACTCGCTCCTTGGTCTGCATCATCGACCTGGCCAGCGCCTTAGCCATTCGATCACCGATCTCAGAATACTCATTCCTGCCGACCGTTTCGCGTGTGAAGTTGAAGGCCATGCGATACGTCTTGTACTCGTAGCTCGGCAGTGCCGGCAGAGCGGCGCTGACCGCAGCAGCGACCGCGCCCAAAATGAATGTGCGTCTCTTCATCTGCAAAAGTGATTCGCCCAGTCATCGTATTCTTCATCGCTGACCACCAGGAACAGCCCCCACTCAGCGCCATCATAAGATCCGACCACAGCAAAACTGCGACCATAGGCAGTGAACAGCATCACGCTATCATACTCGAGCGCTCGGCCTCGAGTGCAGTGACCACTGATGGCCGGTATGTTCACGGCTCGGTGCTCGGACACGGCGTGCCTTCGCGTATGACCTGCTCCTCGAGGATCACCTGCTCTATCTTTTTGAGCACGGCCAAGCGCGTGCGAACCTTCACCCGGTCACGCATCGGCTCGACCGAGATCTTGTCTTCGCTTCTCCAGTACAGCCGCGCCTCGTCGCCGGCTCGCTGCTGCAGCGGCTCGAACACGTGCTCGAGCAGCCATGCCTCGCAGTCCTCGTACGTCGGACCCTGAACCGCGTACACGTGATAGATCACACGCACCGGATCTTTGCCTTCGCGTTGCGGAAGCTCGAAGAACGCCCGCGGCGGTCCAAGCTCGCAATCGAAATGCTCTTCGCAGTAATCGATCAGCGGCTGCGCTAGTGGCTCTTTCTTGTCAGGCATCGGTGTGATCATGGGCCTATCAGCCACTGGTTCTGATACTGGAAGAGATAGCCGTGGCCCTTGGTCATCAGGTGCTCGCACTGGATCTCATACTCGATCACCGCGCCGTTGTTGTTCAGCCGGCGCAAGTGCTCGTCGTACAGGTCAGTGCAGGCCTGCAGCGTCAGCCCGTCCTCATTGAATAGCACGAAGCGCTTCTGTCCACCCGGTTGCTCGGGCGTCTGGATCGCCTCGTACACCATGCTCCAGTGATCGTCGTGCTGCAGGTAAGTTATCACCAGCGATGCGACCAGCACCAGCGCCGCTATGATTGCCCACTTCAGCGCGTTCACGGGCTGATCTCTACCGTCGGATTGTCGACCACATCCAGCGGCGTCTCGTCTGCGATCTTGAACGGCACCGCGGTCGCCTTGCCGCGGACATCGTCTATATCGATCGGCACGTATCGGCACAGGTAATCACCCGGCGTCAGGTCAGGCGGCATCACCCGCTCGAACGTGTCAGCCGGCACCAAGGCCGACAGTACAGTGAACGGGCCGCCGGCAACCGCCAGCGCAATCTCGCAGCCCTTGTAGTCTGCAGGATCCGCCGGCAAGCCGCTCTGCCGCTTCGTTGGTATTCCCCACTTAGCTGTCGCTGTCGTCATCGCTCTCTCCATCGCCTTGCAGAAACTTGAAGTATTTCTCCGCGTTGCTGACCACTGCATCGGCATCCTCGTTTGCCAGCCGATGCCTTGCGGCTTCATTCAATGCTACGCCTCGATCTTCCCTCTTTTTCTCGTCCATCTTTCGCTCCTTGCGGGATCAGCCCGCATTAGAAACCTCAACCCTCGCATTCTCCACAGGACCCAGCGGATCCTTCTTGCAAAACCATCCGAACCTTCGACATAGCCAGGCCCGTAATCGACGCCACCATCTCATGAACAGTCGGCGACCACCACTGGCGGCTGGACGTTGCCGAACCATTCCACCAGATCGTTAGGCACCACATACCTGCCGTTCACGGTCTGTGTTGGATCACACGCAGTGCCGCCTGGCACCGTGCCAACACCCAGGAACTTGAAGTGATCATCCTCCTTGAGGACATCCCAGACCAGCAGATTCTGCACTGTCAGCATGGTCGGCGGCGCCGGGACCAGCGGCGGAATGAGTTTGCTGACCTCGTTGCTGAAGTCGCTCTCCTGCACCGGGTTCGCGCTATTGAATGCCGTCGTTACGAAAAAGTACGTTGTCCCCTCGGCGAGGCCTGGCACCACGAATGTCGTCGTCGTCGGATTGTTGATCGTGATGCTGACGTCTCCGTACGGTCCACCTTGCACGAGGCCGGCGTAGATCTTGAAGCCGGCCAGGTCAGTCAGCGCCGATCCATCCGTGTTCTGCGTCGGCGCCGTCCAGGACAGCGTTGCCTCGCCAGCTTTGGCCTGCATGGACAACAGCAGCGCCATGATGATCACGCCGGCATACATCAGCATCGGCACCCAGCTGGGCGCTCGTAGCCGGCGGCGCCAGTCTGTCCATCGTTCAAGCATCCGCTTATCGCGGTCTCCGTAACTGATCATGATTCATCTCCGGTGGAAACAAGCTCGTACTCGTCCTCTGTCACTTCGCGATAGCAGCGCTCGAAGACATCCTTCGGCGACCAGGATGTGTATCCATCCTCGTACACGACTTTGTAGCCCTGCTCAATGACACGACCGGTGGCCAGGTCGCTGCGCTTTTCTTCAGGCTCTGCCTGGACGATCTTCGTGCCGATGTAAGCCTTCATGGGTTCGCTGCTGCCGCGTTCGGAATCAGTGCCCAGGCAATCACGTCAGTCAGTTCTGAATTCCGGTCGGCGGCATCCCAGACCTCGCCGCGGGAGTCGATGCATTTGCGTGACGCCTGCTCGACCAACCGCCTGGGACCACCAGTGTCTCTGGTCACCATCACCTTGTCGCCGAAGGCCGGTAAGCGATCGGTCACCCGGATCCATGTTAAATCGTCAGCCATGATTTCCCCTCCAATCTCAACTCGTGCGTTCTCAACCGGACCCAGTGCCATTCTTGGCATCGGCCTATTCGTACTCACCATACACGGCCTCGAGGACCGCTTCGACTCGCTCTTGCGTGCAGGGAATGCTGACCAGCAGACCGCGGGCATCCTCCGATAGCTCGATGAAGATCATCGTCTTTTCGACGCGCTGACCGCCCCACTTCTCGATCAGGTCACTGTAGTCGATCGACGGCAATTCGTTGATGGCGTTCACAGCTGGAGCCTGGCGCAATCGAGCATGGATCTCATCCACCAGCTTTTGAGTTCCTCCTGCGACATGATCCGCGGATCCCGCCACCCGTACTGGTATCGCTCAGGCACACTCGTCGAGGTAGACGACCTGCTTGGCCGGCAGACCACCGTTGAGCTTTTCGATGACGTGGATCTCGTCCTCCGGAATCTCGTTGTCGATGACAATATCGTACCCTCCGAGCAGCTTGCTCAGTTCGCTTAGCTCAGCCCTGCGCTGATCGTTGCCTCGTACTTCCATCGTATTCCTGTGGTCCGCTTCACGCTTTCCGGCTCCTACCGCTGCCTACCTGTAACCCACCGCTGTCTATTTTACCCAAGTAATGGCCGATACAACAACCAAAGAATAAGCCGATCATATTCCCCCAGGTGACCAGGTCGAAAACGTCGACGGCGATACGGCCGATCAATAGGTAGACCAGGATGTAATAGACCACGACAACCTTGAGCCAGTTCACTGCACTATGTTCCCGCCTTCGGCGAGCGGGTTCTGGTCAGCGCAGCCAGTGCTGTGCAACTGTCCGTAGCTCGCACCGCAGCAGCTGCAGGTCTTCGGCAGGCCATCGCAGCCTATGCTGACTGGATGGTTGCCATCGCAGTCATAGCAATACGGCGCTTTCATCCCTCCATTACGTGCCGTAGAGTGATGTACTTGGGTGTTGGGTGCCGCGAGTGACGTAGAATCGCACTGTAGTGCCCGCTTTTGAGGCAATTCTGCCCGATTTACGGTGATTGGGAGCGAATGATGCTGCCTGCCCATGAGTCCGCGCCAGTCGTCAGGGATCTCTACGTCCTCCCCCTCAACGATCACAGCGACCTCGACGCCACGTGTATGCATGACGTCGATGTGCCCGTCGTCAACGTATATCAGCACTTTTGGAGTCGTCACGGTACCAAGCAGCTTCGGATTCACCCAAGCACCAGGTAGCCCAGCGCTACCCAGACCAAGATCATGCCTATCACCAACATGAGCCACGTGCGCAGGGGGATCCCCGCTAGTGCCGGCGGTCGCTCGTCATGCGTTGTCATCGTCCCAGCCGCCAGGCTCGTACTCTGCGTACACGTCCTTGAATGCTTTATTCAGGCCATCGGCCAGCTGCTCAGAGAACTCGGCCCTGGTCATGATACCGCCGCGCTTCTTGATTTCGATGCACGCCTGCTCGAGCGATGCCTCGGTGAGATCAGGTGCAGCCAGTTCGTCGTAGAGCATGGTGCTGCCCTCGACCTTTGCCTGCGCCAGGCCGAAGCCTTCGGTCAGGTCATGATGCGCGGCATCGTGCAGCAGGACCGGATGCTTCATGCTGCCCAGCGCCACACCGTCATCAGGAATGAGCTTCTCGCTAATTACAGCTGCAGTGGCTACGCCGGCTAGGCGCTTCAGGAATCCTCGTCTCTTCATGTCGTGACCTCGTCTGGACTTGAACGACCGTTCGTTTCTCGTTCGTGTTTCGTTCGCGTCTCGTTCAGCTTGGCTTGCCGCCCTCGGCCTCGCGGATCTTCTCTTCGAGATACTTGCGGCGCTGGGTAGCTGGCTTCGTTGGCTTCTTTTTCTCTGGCTTCTTTGGCGGTGGCTTGGGTGCCGGCGCTTCGCCGTACTCCTCCTCGCGGCGCTTACGTCGCGCCTCGCGCTTCGTTGCTACCTTGCAGGAGATGCCATGCGGATCCTCGCGGCAGATCTCTTTGGCTGACCGCGAAGAGGGCACTACTGCTCCCTCTCCACGGCTACATCCGTGTCCTTGCCTCGGTCTCGTAGTACATCGTACGTGGACCGACCAGGCTTGCCGATAGTCCTCGGCGGTGGCTTGGGTGACGCTGCTTTCGTGACCGGTTTATCGCGTGCTTTCTCGCTGGCGTCTTTGCCTTCCTGGACGCGACGTTCAATCTCGCGGCGCCTGGTTGCAGCATCGGCTGGACCCACTTTGGGGCGCGGCCGTGTGCTCGGCTTCGGTGTTGATAGCGGCGCACCGTGAGCAACAACTGGCTTCGGCTTATCAGGCCTGCCTGCATTCGCCCTACGATCTGCCCTTCGATCGGCCACTACTTCTGCGATGGGAACGTACGAACCTTGCCATAGCCAGGATCGTCGTAGCCGCCGCTCTCCGCATCGGCCTGCCTTTCGCTACGCAGTTCAGAAGAGGAGCCTTCATCGGCCGCTCGGGTAGCTTTGGGCGGGTCATACGGTGGGAAGTGTGGATAGTCCTCCATCTCACGCAGCCCGAATTCGACATCGCCTTCATCGGGATAGGTGTCAGCAGGATTATTCTCCGTGGGCGTCTCGTGTAGCTGCCCTGGTTTTAATCGCTCGTCCATTGAAGCCCTCCAACAATGGTTATCTGCGGCTATTGCTGCTCGCGGAGTCTATCACCCTCGAGCGGCGTGTGTCTTGGCTGCCGGGTTACCGCTGGGCGTCACGCAAACCTCGCCAGGTTTCGCTCCGCACCTCGGGCATTCTTTGTCTGTCGCTGGATCCACGGCTGCAGTGGCGCCGCCTCCGTTCGTTGCTTGTGCCTCGCGCAGTCTGTTGCGCGCTATGCCGGCACGATTTCCCTGCCTGCGTTTGAGATCTTTCCTGCGGCCCATGGCGGTCTCCTAAGCTGGTATTTTGTCGATGATTTTCTCAGCCATTTTCTCGACGGGATCATAGAGGTTGCCGATGATGATGCCCGCGGCCATGCCTCCGAAGAATAATGTCGTGGCTCCAGGCCACACGAAAAACAGTACCAGGGCCACGATGCCAGCGAGTATCGCTTGCTTGCCCATCTTCTTGAGAAAGTCCATAACGTGTCCTCCTCTCAATGATCGAAGAGCACGTCCGACGTATGAGAGCCTATGTGTCCCAGGTGGGCTGATGTGCTGGGTACTCTACGGCCTCGCTTCCCCAGCGGCCTCTCGCGGGTGGCACTACGTCACCCGAGCCGTTCTTTACCAGGAACTACTCGTTCCCTTCATCGCCCGATGCAGTTGTTTGCCTCTCGCCGAACGCGCTCACGCAGTACTGAGCACTGCGTCAACGCGCTAAACTCGAGCAGCTACTCGTCGCTTCTGCTTCTCCTCCCTGCCTTCGGTATCTGCATCAAGCAGCGCCTGGCGCTCTGCCTTAGCTGCGGCGGCTGCCTCCTCGGCTGCTTCCTTGCCCCAGCCGATCGCCTTGCCCAGTTCCTCCATGATTTTCTCTTCGTATTTCTCGCGCAGTTTCACGATCGCTTTGTGTGCGCGCTTTACGAGTTTGGGGTCTGGGTGCCGGTCCTTGCGACTGGCCCGGTGTATGCCGGCAGAGATGGACACGCTCAAGGCAAACTTGCCGCAGTCGCGTCTAACGCCCACGATTTTTCTTCTTCATTGCTTTGGATAGCAGGCCTGAGGCGGCATCTGCTTCGGTGAATTCTTCGGCGACAGCTTTGGACGGGCCACCCTCTTTGCGAGCGGCTTCAGGATTGTGCGCTATCATCGCCATATAGCGAGCTTGCTTCATCGATCTGCTCGGCATCGCGGTTACCCTCCACGTCCAATTCGTGGAGTCTAACAATTTCATTCATCAATCGCGTCGTGTCTGCTTGGCTCGTTCACCAGCTGATACGATGAAGGCCTGAAATACTTTGGAGTATTCGGCCTCTTCCTGTCTCACCGGACGTGTGCAAATTTCCAATGGAATCGACATCCAGGGTACAGACTGTTTTGGACTCGGCCACCGACATGCCAAAGGTAAACCAGTTGCCCTTGTACCTGATCATCAGCCCTTCTTCCTGGGCTTTCTCCAGCAGCATCTCCAAGTAGTCGATAGGCTGATCCCTAAAAATCCAGTCAATGGTGCTGACGTTTATTCCGCGATCATGGCGTCCTTTGTGCTTGAGGACATGCACAAATTCCTGGAGCGTTATCGGTTCCGGCGCCTTCAGTTCACCTACATATTCCCGGATCCAGGCTCGATCTGCTCTTGTCTCTCTCGAGACTAGATCTGCTGCTTTTTCGAATGTGCCGTGGTCACTCATCGGTATCGCTCTTCCAAAATTCGCATGCTGGTGTCTTCAATCGAATATCTGTCCCTGGTCCCCGCGTGACGTTCCCGATGCCGCACTTGTAGTAGCGCCGGGTGGTGTTGCTCTGCAGCCTCACGTGCGTGCAGGATCCGCAGGTCTCGCCATTGGGTCCGGCGCCTGGATGGCCTGCATAGCCGCGGCTGAGCTTCTTGCCGCCACCAAAGAAATCGCCCTGGTCAACGGACACCAGCCAGAATCCGGATCTCGCATTCTCGACGGCGGAGTCTGCTGCGATCATGGTGCAACACGACAGGCGAATAGATCGGATATCGAGCCGGCACGTAAGCCTGGCGATCACCGTAATGCGCGCTCCACAGCGCGTACCGCAGTGGATCCCGGACATAGAGATAGGCCTGCGGCATCGGGTAGGCGTACCAGAA